TGAATACGTACAGGTAGCATAATGGTTGATTCAGTAGGGTCAGTAACAGGAGAAAACATGGGGTGGACTGTGCAAAGCGCAGTCTCCCTAGGCAATGATAATACTACTCATGTAGACTGCACAGATGCAAAGCTAGTATATATCTTTACAAGCCACAAGCTTGATATGGGTTTTGCTACAGCAGAGGCAGATTCAACTGCTAATGATTTGCAACTGCCTGCAGGCACACACTGTATGGTTGTACCTAAAGGAATAGGTAATGCAACTATCTTAAACTATAGTCGTGGTGAATCAGAAACAGTAGCTGTACGTGTAACGTTAGCTTAAACAAAAAAAGGAATACTAAAATGGCTAAGATGCCTATGACTATGAAGAACGGCAAGAAGGTTCCAGCCTATGCTGCTGACGGTGTTGGCAAGATGAATATGGGTGGGATGGCTAAGAAGAAGCCTGCAGCTAAGATGATGGCTGGCGGTATGGCTAAGAAGAAACCTGCAGCTAAGATGATGGCAGGTGGCATGGCTAAGAAGAGTGGCTACATGTATGGCGGTATGGCTAAGAAGAAGCCTGCAGCTAAGAAGAAGTAGCTACTACGCATAGCGGGATTGCATTCTTGTACGTAGTCCCGTAAGGCAAAGCATGGTATAACTATCCTTGGTAATAGAGGAGTTATACCATGTTTAAACGTTTGTTCAAGAAGATACAAGAAAACCAAATGCGTAGAGCAGAGTACTGGCAGTTACATAACATGTCAGACAAGATGCTAAAAGATATAGGAATTACCCGTGGTGAAATCCAAGACAAGTTCTACCTCCAAGAAAAAGTCTGGCGTTAATGCGGCTGGGAATTATACTAAGCCTACTATGCGTAAGTCTCTTGTGGCATCCGTTAAGGCTGGCGGCAAAGGAGGAAGCCCCGGCCAGTGGTCAGGTAGGAAAGCACAGATGGTCGCTAAACAATACAAAGCTAAAGGCGGGGGATACACATCATGAAGGGCGTAAAGCACTATAAGAAAGACGGTACGGAACACAAGGGCGGTACTCACAAGATGCCTGACGGTTCTTTGCATACTGGTAAGGCTCACAGTAAGACAAGCGTAAAGCTATTTCATTATAAAGATTTGAGCAAAGCAGCAAAGGTAAAAGCAGATGGCCCTAGCAAAAAGCCAAAAAAGTCTTAAGTCTTGGACTAAACAGGATTGGACTACCAAGAGTGGTAAGCCTTCTACACAAGGGCCAAAAGCTACAGGAGAAAGATACTTACCTAAGAAAGCTATTAAGTCTCTTAGCTCATCTGAGTATGCTGCTACAACTAAGGCGAAACGTAAAGGCACTGCTGCTGGTAAACAGAACGTAGCTCAACCTAAGAAGGTTGCAGCTAAAGTAAAACCGTATAGGAAAAAAACATGAGAAAATATCTTAAGCGTATTTTGTGTGCAGTTCTTAACCGTGAATGTCCATGCACTAAGTGTGAGTGTTAAAAGTTAGTTGCATTTTTATTACTAACATGTTATAACTACACATACTAACCAATAGTTAAAGGCAATAAGTAAATGGCTAAGCAGCTAACAGAGAACCAACAAAAGTTTCTAGAGGCACTCTTTGAAGAGGCTGCTGGCGATGTTGTTATGGCTAAGCGTCTAGCTGGCTATAGTGATGGTACACCTACACGATCTATTACAGAGGCTCTTAAAGATGAAATATTTGAAGCTACTAAAAGCTACATGTCAAGATTGGGTCCAAAAGCTGCTATTGCTTACGGGTCGGCTTTGGATGATCCTACGCAGCTAGGCGTTAAGGAACGTATGATTGCAGCAGGGCAAGTACTGGATCGTTCTGGTCTAGTTAAAACTGAGAAGGTTGCAGTAGAGTCTAGTGGCGGCTTGTTTATCTTGCCACCAAAGGAGTCTAGTACTGGCGATGAGGCGTAAGACTAACTTTGAAAAGACTGAGTTAGGCTATTGGATGTTACCAAAGCCTAGCAATATAAAGAACTGGGAGCGAGTACCAAGGTTATCTAAAAGGTCTGTGCCATTTGGCTACGAGATAGACCCTACAGATGATACTTGGCTAAGTCCTATTTCTAGGCAATTAGAATTATTAGAGCTTGCAAAGAAGCATCTAAAGCAGTATAGTTACAGGGAAGTATCTGCTTGGCTAACTACACAATCAGGCAGACGCATAACTCATGATGGACTTAAGAAACGTATAGATGTCGAGCGAAGACGTAAATCACTTGCTGCAATTAAGCGTAAGCTTGCCATCTGGCTCGAAGAAACGATACACCAATACGAAGCTCTCGAAAAAGAAAGAATTGGTTACTACACCTACGAAGAAGGAAGAGACAAAGTTTAAGCATAGGGTATATGCAACAGCATCACCTGAGCCTTATGACGTACAGTTCGCACAAGAAGTAGTCTTTCAACCTAATCCCGGCCCACAGACAAGCTACCTAGCAGCTAATGAACGTGAGGTACTGTATGGTGGAGCAGCTGGTGGTGGCAAGAGTTACGCTACGTTAGCTGACCCTCTGCGTAACTTAGGTAACAAAGACTTTAGTGGGCTACTGGTACGACACACTACAGAAGAACTACGTGAGCTTATACAGAAGAGCCAAGAGTTATACCCTAAAGCAATACCGGGTATTAAGTGGTCAGAGAGAAAGTCTCAATGGACTACACCTCAAGGCGGTAGGCTCTGGATGTCTTACTTGGATAAAGACACTGACGTTATGCGTTACCAAGGACAGGCGTTTAACTATGTAGCCTTCGATGAGTTGACTCAGTGGTCCTCTAGCTTCGCGTGGGATTACATGAGGAGTCGCTTAAGATCTGCAGCACCTGAGTTAGGTCTGTACATGAGAGCTACTACTAACCCCGGAGGTCCGGGTCACGCTTGGGTCAAGAAGATGTTTATTGATCCTGCAACGCCTAACCATTCGTTCTGGGCTACTAACATAGAGACAGGCGAGACACTACGCTACCCTAAAGGTCACAAGAAGGAAGATCAACCTCTATTCAAACGTAAGTTTATCCCTGCTAGTTTGTTTGATAATCCATACCTAGCTGATAGTGGTGACTACGAGACTATGCTTCTGTCACTACCTGAGCAGCAACGTAAGAGATTGCTTGATGGTGATTGGGATGTAAACGAAGGTGCAGCGTTCCCAGAGTTTAACCGTGCTATTCACGTAGTTGAGCCTTACGATATACCTAGAGGCTGGGCAAGGTTCAGGGCATGTGACTATGGCTACGGTAGTTACACAGGGGTTGTCTGGTTTGCAGTCAGTCCTTCTGAGCAATTAGTAATATATAGAGAGTTATACTGCTCTAAGGTTACAGCAATAGACTTAGCTGACATGATCTTAGAAGCAGAGTCTGGTGATGGTGGTGTTCGTTACGGTGTACTTGACAGTAGTTTGTGGCATAAACGTGGTGATACTGGCCCCTCTCTGGCAGAACAAATGAATATGAGAGGGTGTCGCTGGCGTCCCTCTGACCGTTCCAAAGGCTCTCGTGTAGCTGGTAAGAACGAACTACACAGGAGACTACAGGTAGATGAGTTTACAGAGGAACCTCGTTTAGTTATGTTTAACCATTGTACTAACCTTGTAGCTCAGCTACCTAGTATACCCTTAGATAAACGTAACCCAGAAGACGTTGATACAAATGCAGAAGACCACTTGTATGACGCTTTACGATATGGTATTATGACAAGACCCCGTAGCTCTTTATTTGACTACGATCCAGCAACATCAAGATCAGGCTTTCAAGCGTCTGATCCAACATTTGGATATTGAGTATGGACCCTAAAGACTTTGACGATAGCTACGAAGAGAATATTGAATCTTCTGAATCCTCTTTTATTGAAGACGTAAAGAAAGACTCATATGAAGCTGATGCTTCCGTTGGTAGTATCCTATCCTTTGTAGAGAATCGTTTCCGAAAGGCAGAAGACGCCAGACGCCAAGATGAAGAACGTTGGTTAAAAGCATACCGTAACTACCGTGGCTTGTATAGCCCCCAAGTACAATTCACTGAGGCAGAACGCTCTCGTGTATTTGTAAAAGTAACTAAGACTAAAACTCTAGCTGCATACGGTCAGATTGTTGACGTACTGTTTGGTAACAAGAAGTTTCCTATTGTCGTAGATCCTACTACTCTTCCTGAGGGCGTAGCTGATACTGTACACTTTGACTCCAACCCTGACCCAGCTGCAGAAGAAGCATTCGACACTGTAAAGAAAGCCTTTACACCGTTTACTAATGAGGAAGATCGTCTTGCTCCCGGTGAAACAATGCCACAGCTTAAGGAACGTATGGGTGCCTTAGCTGATAAGCTTGGTCCTGTACAGGATAAGGTCATTGAAGGGCCGGGAACTACGCCTACTGCTATTACTATTAGCCCAGCTAAGGTTGCAGCTAAGAAGATGCAGAAGAAGATACACGACCAGTTAGAAGAAAGCGGAGCCAACAAACAGCTTCGCCTTGCTGCATTTGAGTGTGCCTTGTTTGGTACAGGCATAATGAAAGGCCCCTTTGCTGTAAACAAAGAGTACCCTAATTGGGATGACCAAGGTAACTACGACCCTACTATAAAGACTGTACCTTCTACAAGCAATGTATCTATCTGGAACTTCTACCCTGACCCTGATGCATCTAACATGGATGAGGCAGAGTACATTGTTGAGCGTCACAAGATGTCTCGCTCACAGCTTCGTGCCCTTAAGGGACGCCCTTTCTTTCGTGATAACGCTATCGACAACTCTCTCAAGATGGGTGAATCCTATGAGAAGAAGTGGTGGGAGCAAGTCATGGAGGACGATGAGAGTGGAACTAAAGCGGAACGCTATGACGTAAAAGAGTTCTGGGGCTTTGTAGATCGTGAAGTATTAGAAGATCATGACATAGACATTCCTCGTGCACTTAAAGATGCTGAGCAGCTTAACGTAAACTTGTGGGTATGTAACGGCAATGTCTTGCGTATGGTTATGAACCCATTCAAGCCTGCACTCATTCCTTACTACGCTGTACCATACGAAGTCAATCCTTACAGCTTCTTTGGTGTAGGTATAGCTGAGAACATGGATGACACCCAGACACTCATGAATGGCTTCATGCGTATGGCGGTGGACAATGCTGTGCTGTCAGGTAACTTGCTCATTGAAGTAGATGAGACTAACCTAGTACCCGGTCAAGACTTGTCAGTATATCCCGGAAAAGTGTTTAGGCGTCAAGGTGGTGCACCGGGTCAGGCTATCTTTGGTACATCGTTCCCTAACGTTGCGGGTGAGAACATGCAGTTGTTTGACAAGGCACGAGTACTTGCAGACGAATCAACTGGCTTCCCTAGCTTTGCTCACGGTCAGACAGGTGTGTCGGGCGTAGGACGTACCGCTTCTGGTATCTCTATGCTTATGTCAGCAGCTAACGGGTCTATTCGTACTGTCATTAAGAACGTAGATGACTACCTGCTCAACCCACTAGGCAAAGCTTTCTTTAGCTTCAACATGCAGTTTGACTATGACCCAGAGATCAAGGGTGACTTAGAAGTTAAAGCCCAAGGTACTGAGTCTCTTATGGCTAACGAAGTACGTAGCCAACGCTTGATGCAGTTCTTGCAGGTTGCACAGAACCCAACACTGGCACCGTTTGCTAAGATGGATTACATCATACGTGAGATTGCTGTTAGCATGGATCTTGATCCTGATAAAGTAACTAACTCTATTCAAGACGCAGCCATACAGGCAGAGATACTTAAGGGCTTCCAAGCTCCTCCTGTAGCAGTTGACCCTAATTCCCCCCCAGCGGGACCAGAGGGTGCTCCACCAGCAGGTGTTCCTCCGCTTCAAGGAGCAGGCCCTGCAGGCCCACAAGACATGACAGGTGGTGGAGGTGGTAACATAGGCATTGGTGCAGCTGCAGCGCCCGGAGAGCAAGGCTTTAGTGGGAACGTACAGTAATGGCTGGACTAAGTAGACTCATAGCTAAAGAACTGAGTGAGATGCTTGGTGGCTTTCAAGACGTAGCTACACCTGTCAAGACTGTTGGCAGGGGTTCTAAAAAGAAATTTGTAAGAGATGTAAATACAAAGGGCGAGGAAAGAGGCTCTATTGTTATACCTACAGAAGAAACTGTAGAGCCTCTTGTGGCAAGGCAAGGCCGTGCTTTAGCTTCTGAATCATCTGTTAGTGTTATGCCAGCTCCGGGAAAGTTCTTTAATCCTAAGAATAGTTCCTATAAAGGAGATCGTATGTCAGGCATGTTAGAAGAGGCTAACATTGAATTAGATTTAGACTTTGGTAACTACATTGTTATGGGTAAAAAACCTCAAGATGTAAGTGATAAGACTTTTCAGAATCTCTTTATCACACCTCGCACTTCTAATAAAGAATTATCTGGAGGTAGAGATAATAAAAGTATTGCAAGGGCAAATGCTTATGATGGCCCTGATTTAACTTTAAAGAATATGAATGATAACTATGAGACAAACGTAGGTAAAAAAGGTACTGTATATAGGACTAACTTAGTACAGCCCGGTAATTTTAGTCTAGAAGGAAATAGAAGATTAAATCACCCTAT